ACCGTGCTGGAGGAACTCCTGGAGATGGTGGAAATGGTGGCGGTGGGCGCGGAGGCGGCGGTTCAGGAAATAGAAGCGCAACAGATGGTTCAGCCAATACTGGTGGTGGCGGCGGTGGCGGAGGTGCGAGCGGTACTACCGTTGGACTTGGCGGTTCAGGTATAGTTGTTATTCGGTACGCGGTATAAGGAGAAATAAATGGCACATTTTGCAGAAATAGACGAAAACGGTATCGTCAAACAGGTACTTGTTGTTTCCGACCAAGAGGAACATCGCGGTCAAGATTTCCTTGCTGACGATTTAGGGCTTGGAGGTACTTGGATTCAAACAAGTTACAATCACCGAATTCGTAAGCAATATGCTGGTATCGGTTTCAAATATGACGCTGATGCTGATGTATTTATTGCGCCTCAACCATTTCCTTCATGGACATTAGACAATAATCATGATTGGCAAGCACCAACACCAATGCCCAATGACGGCGCATTTTATCTTTGGAATGAAGAAGAACTAACATGGGAGATAGTAAGTGACTCAATATAAATTAGTAGTAGATTGCGCAACTGGTAAGCAAGAATATATTGCGCTTACTCCTGCTGAAATTGCAGAAAAAGACCAACAAGCAGCGAAATATGCGGAAGAACTAACAAAACTAGAAGCAAAAGCAAAAGAAGTAGCCGCACTCAAAGAATCGGCTAAGGCTAAACTAACTGCTGGTGAACCACTCACAGACGAAGAAGCAGCAGCAATCGTTATCTAAGGAGTCATAAATGGCAACACAGTATCGGTATCTGTTTGCCGACCTTAGAACAAACGATATTCTCGCTGAACTTCCTCTAACTCGCGTTTCATTCACGCAGGTATTGAACTCATCAGGTAGTTTTCAAGGAACTATTCTTGGTTCAGATATCAACGAATTAGGTTATGACATAGCAGGAAGTAGCGAACCTGCTCGTACTGCTATTTATGTAGATAGAGATGGCGTACTTATATGGGGTGGCGTAATTTGGTTACGAACATGGGATAGCGATAGCCAGCATTTCACATTTCAAGCGCGTGAGTTCATGTCCTATTTTGAACGCAGACGCATTACAGATACGCTAGTTTATGATAATCAAGACCAACTCTTTGTCGCTCAGGATTTGATTTTTCTAGCGCAATCTGTAACAGGTGGCGATATTGGTGTAGTCGTGCCAAACAATGTATCGGGCGTGGATGTAACGCGTGTGTATTTTGACTATGAGTTCAAAGATGTGTCGGGGGCTATCAAAGACCTAAGCAATCAGCAAGATGGTTTTGATGTAAATATAGATGTGGCTTACGATGCGTTTCTAGAACCACGCAAATATCTGCGCACAGATTATCCTCAGCGCGGTATTCAATACAATGCTAATAACGCTGATGCTCTTGTCTTTGAATTTCCCGGCAATATTGTGACCTACGAATGGCCAGATGACGGCGCGCAAACTGCTAATACAATGTACGGAATTGGTCCTAACTCAAATGAAGCCAAGATTCGTGCTACGGCTGTTAGTCCAATAAATCAAATTGCTGCTGGTTGGCCACTATTAGAAGATACAGTTTCTTACACCGACCAATATGACCCTACGCTTTTATATCAACAGACACTTGGCGAAGTTACTGCTCGTCAGGTCGCAGTCGTCACGCCAAAGATAGTTATTCCTGCTTATGCTGAACCCGTACTTGGTTCATACAAAACAGGTGACGAATGCTTACTTAGAATTACAGATGACCGCTTCCCAAACAACGGAACTGGTTATGGATTAGTTGCGGTATATCGCATTGTGGCTATCAGCGTAGACCCTGGTGAAGATGGTCCTGAACGCGTTACACTTACTCTAACACCGCCGACTATCAACTAGGAGCAAAATGCCATTCATCAATTTGCCACCTACTGTCTCGGAAATGTTTTGGGATTTAGACCGCCGTATTCGCTCGCTTGAAACTGCGTATCGTTTCAATATGCCTAATGTCAATTTTGACACTAATGAACCAACTAATCCAAACACGGGCGACCTTTTTTATAACACAGCAAATGGCGAAGTTACTTATTGGGACGGAACTCAATGGGTAATTTTGAGTTCAGGCGGTTCATTAGCCACTGCTACCATTCCCAATGCTGTATTCAAAACAGTAAATAACAATTTGACTTACAGCGGAGCAAATCCTGTTACTGTTTATAGACAAGTAGTTGGTACTACTATCTTGCTTCAAATAGATATAAATTTCGCGACTATAACCAATTTTGGTACAGGTCAGTTTCAAATTGTTATGCCAAGTACATTTCCACCTGCCGCAGTTCAGGCTACGCAATTTGGAACTATGGCTTTCAATGGTAATTATTTTTCTTGTGCTTCAACTATTGCTGCTGGTTCAAGAACTTTCAATTTATGGTATCCAACAAACAATGCGCAAATGTCTGCTATGACGCATCAACAACCAACCAATTTGAACGCTTTTGCGGGAACAATAATTATTGAAGGCTTTATTTTACAGTAATTGAAAGGAACAAATGAAATGTCAATACCTGATTGGGCGACAACAGTATCGGGCGCAATAGCCTTACTTGCTGCGCTATGGGCAGCGCATAGATTTATTACTAAATCTTTGATTAAAGATTATCTCAGCGAACTTAAACCCAATGGCGGTTCAAGCATCAAAGATAAAGTCAATGATATTGATGCCAAGGTTAATAAATTAGAAAACCGCATTGACCAAATTTACTTATTATTGGTAGATAGGAAATAAGCATGACAGAGAAGGTAACGCCACTACAAGAAGCATTACAGCATCTTAACTATGAAGAAGTGCCTGATAATTTGACCATATTTGGCAAGTGGTATGGCATGAATGGACAGCCTTGGTGCGCCATGTTTGTATCGTGGTGCTTTAACAGGGCAGGTCTAAGTAAAACTATTGCGGCTTCTACCGCTAAAGGTTTTGCTTCGTGTGACGCTGGTTTGAAATGGTTTAGCAAAAAAGGCAAGTTAGTGCCTGTTGGACAAGCACAAGCAGGTGACATTGTCTTTTTCCAATTTGATAATGATGCTCAGCCTGACCATGTTGGAATTGTAGAAAAAAACAATATTAAGCGTCAGCGTCTAGTATGTATTGAAGGCAACACATCACCCGACAAAAAAGGCTCACAATCAAATGGTGGTGGCGTGTATCGCAAGAAACGCGCTTATGCTACTGTAATGGCTGTGGCTAGACCCTAAGGAGGCAGAAATGAAACCAAAAATGAAAGCGATGCTGGAATCATATGTTCGTGCGTTCGTTGTTGCTGCTGGCGTAGCATATAGCGATGGATTCAAAGGCACAGAAGAAATCTTAATTGCTGGTCTAATTGCTATTGCTGGACCTGCTATTCGCGCAATCAATCCAAAAGACCCTGCGTTTGGTGTAGTTGCCGATATTGTTGATGCCGAACTAAATAAATTGGCAAAAGCAGACAAGAAAAAGAAAGCAGTAAAAAAGAAGTAGTCATGGGATTACTAGACGATTTGTCAAATGTAGAAGCATTTGGGAAGGCGCAATCGTTATTTTGCGGAGTATGTACGCTACTTGGTGAACTCCCCGAAGCCGAGCGTGAAGCACTTACCGCAACAATGGCTAGACCAAAAATCAGCCATACAGCACTTAGTAAGGTATTGAAGGAAAACGGACACAACATTTCAGATGGCGTAATGGGGCGGCATAGGCGAGGAGTCTGCTCAGGTGTCGCTAAGTGATGGATTAGAACAACTAGAACACGAATCCAATCCTGAAATTGCCGAATTGCGCAAAGCATTACAAAGAGCGCAAAAGGATTTACAGAAGGCTAAACAACGCACAGAGGAATTGGTTGAAGTAACAATTCAATCGTGCCATGACGCAATATTGGCTCATGAAAAATTTCCAGAAGTAGATAAACCGCAGGTAACAAAAGGTAACAAAAAGAAACCTGAAGTCGCGCTATGGCATATGACAGATTGGCAAGGCGCAAAACAAACCACTTCTTACAATAGTAAGATTATGGCAGAACGCGTACTTCAATTTGCCAAGACCGCAGTTCGCATCACAGACATACAACGCGCAGACCACCCTGTCAATGATGTAACAATTATGTTTGGCGGCGATATGGTGGAAGGTCTATTCAACTTCCCTACGCAAGCCTTTGAAATAGACGCGACACTCTTTGAACAATATGTCACAGTTAGCAGACTATTGGTAGAAGTCGTGCGCTATGCTCTTGCCCACTACGAGAAAGTAACAGTAGTAGCGGAATGGGGTAACCATGGTCGTATTGGAAGCAAGCGAGATAATGTCCCACGCTCCGACAATTTTGACCGAATGTGCTACGAACTGGCACGACAATTATTGGCAGGAGAAAAACGGCTTACATGGCAGGAGTGTCCAGACGATATACAACGCGTACAAATCGGAAACTACAAAGCACTCCTTATACATGGTGACGAAGTTGGGCGGAATGGATTTGCGAGTCCGAGTGCAATCGTGCAACACGCAAATAGATGGCGAAGCGGCGCATACGATTGGGATTTCCGAGATGTCTATATTGGGCATTACCACACACACGCAGAATGGCCAATGGCAAACGGACAAGGAAGCGTCTATCAAACAGGAAGCACAGAGTCGGATAATCGCTATGCTGGTGTCATGTTGGCAGCAAGCGCAACACCGTCACAACGACTTCACTTCATTGACCCAACTAAGGGCAGAGTAACTGCCGCATACAAAGTGTGGTTGGACTAATGGAAATAGATGACATACTTGCGGAAGCAAGTTGTTTAATTGGCGGCAATAGACAAGATACCTACGGCGATATAGATGAATCATGGGAACGCGTAGGAAAATTATGGGCAGCCGTCTTACAATTAGACGAACCGATAGAACCACATATGGTCGGTTGTATGTTAGCCCTACTTAAAATTTCAAGAATTGCTAATGACCCAACGCACACGGACAACTACATAGATGCAGTTGCATATGTCGCTGGTGCTGGTCAATTAGCAACCTAGTAGCAAGACAAAGTTACCCCTCACTTCGGTGGGGGGTTATTTTTTTTACGCGTCCTCGTCCTCATCTTCATCATCACCATAGTCAACCCAAGTAGATGACATAATTTCTAATCCAGCCGCACTTGCTTGTGCTAAAGATGTAGCAAATAAAACCGCAGCGCGACTACACATATCGGTAATTATGTCGGGATAGGAAGCGTCTTGTTCTATCTTGACATTTAATCCACCAAGATTTATGACGACACGGGCTAGGGGCATGGCTAAAGGATACAACCACACTCAGATTCCCTGAAGTCTGGTCGGCGTGTCTAGGGGCAGACTACACGGGGTATCTAGTCGGGTTGGTTGGTTTATATCGTCTAGGGGGTATGACCGCTTAGAACGGCTGCTACGCCGTCTAACGGGGGTATGGGGTTTTGAGGGGTAGGTCTAGGCGTATATCTAGAAAAAAATAACGGTAGATATGTGCGGAAGTGTTACACATACAGTCTAAGTATGTAATAATAGTTCCATGATGATACGGCACACCGAAGGCGGTCACACCGCACGCGGTCAATACTGTGTTTACTCATACGCACTTTAACAATTACATAGCAGGATTTAGATAGTCTGTAACGCTTCCCCTAGCGTTATGTTGTACTTGATGGCAACGCCCGTTATCAAATAACTAATTACTTATTGCCGTAAATCGGATGTAATAAGCGCACTGCCTATATGTAGTAGCAACTCGGACGACGAAATCATAGAGAACGAAACGCCTACTAAATGTTAGGCGTCTAGCGGTAAATGCCGCTACTGATGAGTTCA